CTTATTATCCTAGATGGTGATGGTATGTATCAAGTTGTTCAAGAAGTTAAGGGACAGAAAATAGCTGGAACAGAAGCTTCATATAAAGAAAAAGATTTACCATACGTCTTTGTACCTTTCGTAGATAGAGGGGAAAGTTTAGGGCGTAGTTATGTTGAAGATTATATTGGTGATCTACAGTCGTATGAAGGACTGAGACAAGCAATACTAGAGGCAGCATCAGAGTCAGCTAGATTAATTTACTTAGTTAAACCTAATGCTATTATCACACCTAGAAAACTAGAGAAAGCTAAGAGTGGTGATGTACTATTAGGTAGTCCAGATGATGTGTCTACATTACAAGCCGATAAAAGGCTAGATGTTGGAATGGCACAGACAGAGGCAGAAGTATTAAGAACAGACTTATCTACTATTTTCTTACTAGATAGTGCAGTTAGAAGAAACGCAGAGCGAGTGACAGCAGAAGAGATCAGAAGAGTATCTCAAGAACTGGAAGTTGCACTGGGTGGTATCTATAGTACACTGGCTAATGTTCTACAGGAACCATTGGTTAGATTATATCTTAAGAGATTAGTTAAGAAAGGTTTTATTAAAGACATTCTTAAAGATAGTATCGAACTAGAAATCACTACAGGTAGTGCAGCACTAGGTAGAGGTACTGAGTTTAGAGCTATACAATCATTCATGGCAGCAGCTAGAGAGTTACTAGGTGACGCAATAGGGCAGTATATGAATGTACCAGAGGCACTAAGTAGAATGGCATATTCACTTGATGTAAATACAGGTGATCTTATTAAGAGTCAAGAACAACTAGCAGCAGAAGCGCAAGAGGCACAACAGCAACAAATGCAACAGCAAGCTGTAGCACCTGCGATTAACGCAGCTAATCAACAAGAACTAGCTAATAAACAAGGAAACTAAAATGTCAGAAGAAAACAACGCAGCACCAAGTACAACAGATACAACAGTAGATTCTAGTGTAGAAACTCAGCAAGTGGATACTCAAACCACGGAGCAAGCAGATACTACACAGGCAGATTCTAGTGTTACTGATTCAATGGCAATCGAAGCCAGCCCAGAGCCTGAGAACTCCGAGCCAGCATCTCAACCGACTATTGATGATATTGTAAATGAAGCACTTAGTGGTGAAATCTCTGAGGAAATGCAGAAACTTATTGAAGATAATGGTCTTGGTAAACACATTGATATGCTAGTGCAAGGTCACAAAGCAATTCAAGAAAAGAATAACCAAGAGATATTTGAAGTAGTAGGTGGACAGGATTCCTACAGTGAGTTGCAAGAGTGGGGAAAGAATAATATGTCCAAGGAAGAACAGTCAGCTTTTAATGAAGCTTTGTTCTCAGGAAATATGTTTCTCGCAAAACTTGCCGTTCAGGGTTTGAAGGCTTCATACACAGCTAAAAACGGAAAGTCACCCGATAGAGTAATCGAGGGTGGTGGTTCAGCTAATGAATCTAACAGACCATTTAGTAGTCAGATGGATTACATCAAGGCTACACAAACACAAGAATATAAACATAACCCAGAGCATCGACGAGAAGTCGAGTCTAAAAGAAATTTATCTGGGTTCTAATTAAAAGGAGGCTATAATGGCTTACAGTCCAATCGGTTCAAATAACGGTACAGGTGATGGTTCACTTCCAACAGCAACAAGTGATCGTGAACTATTCGCAAAGAAATTCTCCACTGACGTACTAAGGTACTTCATGGATACTAACATTATGAAAGCACTTATTACTAACAGAAGTATTGACTCTGGTAAATCAGAATCATTTCCTGTTGTTGGTAATGCTACTGCTGTTGACATCGCCAATGACGGTGCTGAACTTGCAGTTCAAAACTTAAAAGCTACTGAGCGTGAGATTGCCATTGGTGATCTAACTGTAGCTCACTCATGGATTACTGACCTTGATAAAGCAATGGTTCACTATGATTCACAAAGTGCACAAGCTGAGTCAATCGGTCGTGCTCTTGCTAAGAAAGTCGATCTTGACGTTCTTGCTAAAGTAATTGAAGCTGGAGCAATCGTTGACTCTACTGCTGCAACTACTGCTGGCTTAAAGGCATTCGCTGACGACATCTACACTGCGGAAATCTCTGCTGATGTATCTGATGGTGCTGGTGTATATGCAGCCGCTGTCCTAGCTGTAACAGAAGAAGCAGACAAAGATACTGTTGGGGATTCTCAATTTGTATTCCGTCCTGCTCAATACTTCATGCTCCTAAATAACCCTGCTCAAACAGGTCTTACTTGGGTAAATGATCCTGCTGCTCAGTCTGGAAAGGTTCCAATGTTACTTGGTAAAAAAGTACATTTCTCTCCACACTTTCCTGCTAAAACAGGACCAGCCGGTGTATTAGACATCGGTGATGTTGCTGGAGTTCTTTTCTCTAAAGAAGCCGTTGGTTGTTTAGAGCTAATGAGTGTATCAACTCGTATTGATTACATTCCACAAAGATTGTCTAACCTTGTAGTTGGTAAGATGGCAGTTGGTTATGGTGTTCTTAACCATGGCTGTGCTATCAACATCAAATCAAGTGTTGACGTAGCATAATAATATGGGGGTGGCTTTGCGGCTGCCCCTCTTTTTTTCATAAGGAGGGACGCAATGGCTAGAACTATAGGTCTAATCACCGAACTTGAGGTGGTAAATAGTGTACTGAGTGTCGCAGGTGACAACCCAGTTCAATCTTTAAATGATGAATATCAACCAGTATTTATCATCAAGCAAATGTTAAATAACATTTCAAGAGATATGCAAACAAAGAATTACTGGTTTAACACAGAGTACGATGTTACTCTTAGTCCAAATACATTAACAGATAAAATAAACTTACCATTTAATATACTTCACTTTGAACCCACTGACACACGCTATGTCGCTAGAGGACTCACAGTATATGATAGAGTTAGTAGAACATCTACTATCACTGCTGATATAACTGCTGATATCTGTGTCATGCTAGAGTTTGACGAGTTACCACAGGTAGCTAGAAAGTATATTCAAGCAATGTGTAAGATGCAATATAATGATGAATACCAAAACGAAGATTCACTCAAGAGAACATTAGCTAGCGAAGTTAATGAAGCTAAGATTAATCTAGACAGGACACACACAGAGAACGAGGATATAAATATTCTTGCATCTGGTAGGTCCAACGCAATCGCATTTAAGAATAGAAGAAGGGGGTCATAATGTCTAATTTGGTAAACCATTCGGTTACTAACTTAATCAATGGGGTATCGCAACAGGCAACTTCCGTTAGATTAGATAACCAACTAGAAGAACAAATTAACCTTACATCAGATGTTACTAAAGGTCTTACTATTAGAAATGGTCTAGAGTTAGAGAATGTTCTAGCTCAAGATATTTCTGGTAGATTCAAGATTGAATTTAAGATTGATGGTCAAAAGTATTTACTTGCTCTTGACCCAGATGATGTCACACCGTTGATACATGTGCCGCTGAGTGCTGACATAGCGCAACTGAGTGCCACTATTACATCTCCTGATTACTTTAAGAATGCTACAGAAAATGATATTAAAGTAATAGAAGACAAAGACAAGATTTATGTTTTAAATAAGAAGAAGTTAGTAGGGACATCCACACTAGAGTCAACATTCTTTGACGCTAGAATAGTGAATGATAGAACTAATAAGACAGATACCAATTGGTCTTTGGGTAGTTACAAGTTTAACGTAACAAGTGTAGCTGATCCAGACATAGGTGCAGTTGTCGCAGAGACACCAGTAGACATAGTGGTTACACCCTCTATGACTATCTATGATATTGCAGCAGCATTCAATGCTACTAGTATGGTAAACGAAACTGGAGAGATGAGCATATCAGGTAACAAGGGAAGCTTTAGACTGTTCTTTGATAAGATACCTTATAGCTTTGAGGCACCATTGGTTGTTATATCAGAGGTGACTACTATACAGGGATTGGTAGATGGGATAACAAGCGAGCCTAGTTCTGGCTTTCTATTTAATCTCTCTAACAAGGCAGTATCTACTTACGATCAGTATCTAAATGGATCTACATTGCAGATACTATGGGATGGGGTTGAGGTATACAACAGCTTTTTACCAGCAAACACTACATCGGTTAAGTCAGGAGGCTATACATATTTCTTAGGAAACATAAAACTACTAACAAACCAATCATTTGAGTATGAGATTCGTAGAGAGATATCATTCACTACTACTGATGAATATACTCCTGTGGTTAGCCAACCAGTAGTTGTTACAGGTTCTGAGTTTTCTGCTGATAAGTTTTCAGACGAAGCTATGATCTGGGTAACTGGGGTTGCATCTCATCAAAC